CTTAGGGTTCTCTTGATTCTTAGGGTTACTGACACGTGCTACGTAACCTATGGTTTTTTCAGCATCAGGTGTAACACTCACCAAACATACTTTAGTCATTGAAATCAAATAGCATTTTAGTCATTAATACAAGTGCAAATGCTTGTAAATATTTAAGTGTAATAGTTAGACCTAGTGCAGGTGCTAACCAATTAAAAAGCCACATAAAGACAAGAGGTCTCAAGAATACTGCAACAACACGACTCAATTGTTTTAATGCTTCTGCATTAGCTTCCTTTTGAATCTGTTCTTGAGTCTTCTCTCTTTCCTGTTCTTTCTCAGCCCGTTTGTCAAGATAAATTGTCACGTGCTTTTTTTCTTTGGGGTTTTTGGTTCGTTCCATAAATTTGGTCTCATTCTACCCTGTGACTGTTTCATAGTCACAAAGTTTTTTTTATAAAGATCGTAGTAATAATCAAAGATAGAAACTTGATTATCACCGACTGCTAAGTCATGACGATCTTCACCATCAACTTTATACGTAACAATATAGCACGTATAAGGAAGTTTGGTGTCATTTGCATCTTCGAGTTTACAATTCTCTTTGATAACCTTCATGAACGACCACCCCATTCAATTTGAGGAAAAGCTTCAGACACTACTGCCTTAGTAATCCTTTTGTACTTACTTGTAAGTTTACCATCTTTTACAAGAACAATCAACTCTGCTTCTTCAGCAGATAAACCTTCAAGCAATTGAACAAACATTTGTTCACGTTTTAGATTCTTAAGTCTATTGTCACCACCCTTAAAGAACCTATACAAACCTCTGTACTCATGTTCTAAACGTGAGTGGTCTGTACCTACAGGTGCTTCATTAGGTGTGTAAGGAACATCACCTTCAGGCATTATTGATACGACACTATCATCAAAGTTAATGATAAGTATCTGACGTAAAGCAGCACTATTATGCTTTTGCAATAGTTTAATTTTTTCTGCTTTAGTCTTAGCATTGGAGACCTTACGTAAGATCTCACTAATTAGTAACCTAGAGTTACTATTTTCAAGAGTTTTTGTTGGCATAATTAATCCTCATCGTCATCACTTTCATGTTCATCCCATACAGTTTGAGGTCGAATGTAAATAAGTTCATCATGTATGATGTTACCATCTTCATCCAACATTTCGGGATGTGTCACTGACTTTGCGTAGGCAGCATTTTCAATGTAGTCTTCTACATATCCTTTTGCTAACCATGATACCACACTTCCTAGAAAAAAGGAACCGATCACCATTAGAACAACTAAAGCAATCTCCATAGTATCCTCCGTAGCTAATTTTATTTAGATGAGATTCTGTTCCCTCAAATATGATACGGTTTCAGTACATCCACCAAGGTTAGTTCCATTCAAAACTACCTGAGGAAATGTAGAACCCTGTCCAAACTGACCATAGAATGCTTCTCTCTGGAAGTCTTTTCCTAATTTATACTCTACAAAATTAAATTTCTTTCCACTCAATACTTGTTTTACTTGAGTGCAATAAGGACAACCATCCCTTGTATAGACTGTAAAATTCATAGTAGTTTATTAAAAATAAAAAAGGGAACCCTTAGGTTCCCTTATAGTTATATCACTTTCTGAATCAGAATGTGAACTTAGCACCGATCTTAGCACCCCAATCGATGATGTTGTCTCCATCGGAGTCTTCACCATTAGAAGCACCAGAAACCTCACCATAAAGAGCAAGATCTTCGCTAACGCCATAAGAAGCACCAACCTTACCAGAAAGTTCTGTTTCTGTATCGTCAGTTGACTCAGAATGGTTTAGAGAAGGACCACCTTGTACGAAGTATGCGATCTTACCTTCACTAACTGTTCCTTCATAACCGATATGGAAGTCAGTAGCTGCAGAGCTATAGTCTCCATCAGGATATGTTAGGTTGCTCTCGACATTCACATATGGACCAGCAAAAGCTGCACCAGCGAGAAGGAATGGAGATGCTGCTACTGCAGCGATTGTTGATTTAATAGACATGATTGTGTTTTGATTGTCTCGCAAGAATAAAAAAAATCCTGCGGATGATAGACTCCCCGACATGGGAATCTTTTGTAACATCGACGCAGGGTTACGATCTTTCGAGTCCTGTGTATCGTTATGTTAAGTTATTTATAATAGCATAACCCATAAAATGTTGTCAAGTGTGCCAGTTTAATTAGTGTCCACCTTATTCTTCTTGGTCTGCCATTTAATCATCTTTGCATATTTTACATCTGATTCTGTATACCAGTCTGGATGTTTCTTTGCTTGCTTAATTAATTTCTTTGCTGCTTTCCTGTTGCTCTTTCTTTCCTGTTCCTGCATCTGGGTTTTCGTATTTCATTCGTTCAATTCTTCGCAGCTCTCTTCTATACTCTTCAAGTTTCTGTCTTGATTCTACAAGCATCTTAGCTGTCTCTATTTTACCTTTCGTATACTCTTCTAAGTTTGTATTTAATGATACTATATCCTGAGGATCAACAACAGCATCAAACTCAAGGTCGGTTTCCCCTACCACTTCTCTGAGTTCTTTGGTCAATCTATCCTTAGGTATTCTTGGTAAGTCCATGTGCTATTTATATTACTATGTTATGTTTTTCACGAAGTATTTTCTTATAAGGTCCATCAGGATTATCATCCCTAACTTCCTTAACTAATTTTATTTTCTCATATAAGGGAGCAACTTCTGGCTCCCCTATATTTTTACGAGACTTCCATAGTTGTCTCACAATAATACTTAATTCTTTATCATCGATAGGTAAATCCATTAAATTAAATCCATATCTTTGCCATGTCGTTCGCTATAAACATGTGGAACAGGCTCTTCATAGAAGACCCTATCACCATATCCTATCATAAGTTGCTTCCAATTGTCATCTTTCTTTTGATAGACTTCAAGAATAGTTTCTTGACCACCATTTGTTGTCCAAGTACGTGAGTACCATTGCTTCTCCTCATCCCAAGTATATCCTTGAGTGTCTAGGAGATTTTGTATATCAACAGACATTTCTAATTCATGTAGTGGAAGTGACATTAAATTTCATAGTATTCATAACCTGTAGCCATTCGGGTGTGCCAAATTAGATTACCATCACCCGCTGAATTCAGATCACGTGACGATGCTATTATACCAGATGCTTGAGTGATTGTCCCGATTGTTAGCGAAGCATTACAATCAGTTCCCTCAGAATCTTTAAAGCAAAGTTTCGATCCAGAGTTCTGAACACTAAAACCATATGGATTATTTAATATGGTTGCAGGGTAAGTAGTACCACCTGTTACTGCAACTGTTGCATTAGAAGATCCAGTTTCTGCAGCACCTTGAGTAAAGGATGCACCAGCAACTCTATAAGTACCTAATGCATTATCAGGTGCAAGGTTAGTAGTTACTGTATCCTGTACAATATTTGTTATCTTTAACTCAGCATTACAATCATTACCATCAAGATCCTTAAAGCATACTCTCTGTCCGTTACCCATAATAGTATAACCTCCAGAAGAATTAGTTACAACAGCACTATATGTAGTACCAGCAGCAACAGCAAAGGTAGTACTAACGCTACCAGTCCGTACACCTTTAGTGTGTGTTAGAGCCTGTGTTGATCCAACAACTACATGATTCAATGAGAGACCTGCATTACCTGGATCATCATCCCAATCCAATCTAAAAGTAACTGAACCAGCACCACTACCAGTAACAACTAAGTTACCACTTGCATTAAACGTAGCAGTAACACCCTCATCATTTAAAATCCATAGTTCAGCATTACAATCTGATCCATCACGATCTTTAAAACATATTCTTTTATTACCATTATCAACAGTGAATCCTCCTTCATTACCATCAATAACTGTTGTATATGTTCCAGGTAAAAGTCCTTGTAGGGTTTTAGTTATAGTACCTGTTTCTTGTGATCCTCTTTCAAAACCAACACCACCTATAGACCAAGTACCTAATGCTTGATCCCATGTCCTAGGGTTATCACTCCATGTCAAGGTTGCTGTTATGGTTGCAGTACCTGTACCTTCACAAATAATTCCAGCACCATTATCAAACCTTGTAGTAACAGCACCTGTAGTAGTTTCTGATGATAGATTTTCATCCCAAGCAAAGTTAAGTACTGCTGTTGCTTGACCACTACCATTTGCTTTCAATGATCCATTAGAAAGAAATTCTAATGTTACATTACTAGATGTTGATGGATAAGATAATGTCCATGCATTACCTGCTGGATTATCAGTCCAATTATTATTAGTCTGTGAGACATTAGTAACAGTACAACCTATAACATGCGGTCCTTTTGAAACATTACTTAGAGTAGTTGTAGCAGAAGTACTCTGTATATTATTAGAAGTTGCTACTTGTGTACCATCAAGACTCCATGTACCTTGATCATCAACAGAATACTCAAGAACATAATCACCAGCATAAGGTATATCAACATTCCAATTAGCAGAATGAGTACCAAGTAAACACTCAGTATTAGATGGATAAACAGCATACTTACCCATGAAGTCACCCCATGCTGGATGAGGTTGACTAGTAAGCCAATTAATAGCAGTGGAATTTAAACAAAGACCACCTTGACAAATCTTTATATAATATCCACCAGGATTTCTAAACCAACTGAATGCAAGACCTTCAGGTGGTCCATTACCTGCTCCTGGAAATCCTGCATCAGAATTAGTAACTTGAACTACAAGTTTTAAAGTACCAGCATTTAATGTAGTAGTTGTTGTATGAGGAGTAGCATGTGCACCACCTGCAAAGATACCACCAACAATATCAAATAAAGGTGTACTTGAATCATTCAAATACATCTTTGCTTCATCGTCAGCACCAAATTCAAACCCATATGTACCAGTCTCAGGTATTTCAATTGAATATGTAATCGTTTGAGTTTCACGTGGCAGAGTACAAACCATAGGGTTTACCCATACTGCATAATCATTTGCAGTATCACTCCAGTAACCAGCATTAGTACCTGTACTCTCAGATATTAATGAGTAAACTGAGAAGATAGCATTGCAATCAGTACCATGACCATCCTTTAAACATAGTTGTGAGTTGTTTGCTTGTACAATAATAGGATTATTAGCAGCATTCAATCCACCATATGTTATAGGATACGTTGCTGCACCAGTGACCTGAAAACTTAAAGTCTCTTCACCTGATCGTGCTCCACCCCCTGAACCATCACCTCTTGTCCAAGTGACTCCATTAATAGTAATAGTATCTACTGCAACACCAGCATAACCAGTATTATCATTCCACCATAATCTTAAAATTAAGTTACCACTACCACTACCAGTAACAACTAAGTTCTGTCCTGTACTATCAAATGCTGCTGTTAAAGTTCCTGCAGGTTCAGTAGTCCAACCCTGATCAGATGTAACTGGGAAAGTAACAGGACTAGATCTTTCTCTCTTATATTTTAAAATTGAAGTACCATTAGATAAGTAAAATCTTATAGGTTTAATATTAATATCAGGATCAAAAGGAGAACAAGTATTTGGTCCTAAGTCTGGAATATAAAAGTCATCATTCAATCCCCAATTTTTATCAGCCTTGTCTAAATTATCTCTCCAAGGTTCATCAACTTTCCAATCATGTAAGTACTCATTATAACAATCATAAAATTCTACAGTACCATCAGGTAATGTCCTCTTCTTACACTTTCTACCAGTAACATAAGGTGGTGGAGGATCAAAAATATCTCTTGTTGGATCCCAATAGTATGGTGGTAATGGTGGCCACTCATCATAATCAAGATCATCATCAGTAGGTACTCTAGCAGGTCTACCCTGTCCTGCTATCTCTTCATCACTAAGAGGTACATCACAGACGGGACCAAAACTACCTTCAGGATAATACTTTGCCATTCTACTAGTATTCTATATGAATATTTAGGATCGACCCTACAGACAAAAAAAACCCCCGAATTTTTTTCGGGGGTTTCTGTAATTAAAAGGTCAATTTCCTTTTGGGGTCATCCTCCATGCACCGAGTGCAGCACCGCCAACAGCAGCGACTATGATTAAGATTTCCATTAACCTACAGCAGGAGCAACAAGTGCAACCTCGCTAACCTCAGCAGCAGCCAAGTCTAGTGGGAAGTTGTGAGCATTACGCTCGTGCATTACTTCCATACCTAGGTTCGCTCTGTTAAGAACGTCTGCCCATGTAGGAACAACCTTACCATTAGCATCTAGGATACTCTGGTTGAAGTTAAATCCATTAAGGTTGAATGCCATAGTTGATATACCCATAGAGGTCAACCATATACAAACAACTGGGAAGACAGCAAGGAAGAAGTGAAGTGATCTACTATTGTTG